CCAATCCTATGTGCTCTATCTTCTGACTGTAGTCGTTTCTCAAGATCATAATTATTTGAATAATATACCACAGTACTAGCGGCAGTTAAAGTAATACCATAACCACCAGTTTGTGTGTTACCTATAAAAAACCTAGTTTCCGAGTCTTTATCTTGAAAACGCGTAATGTTTTTTTGTCTTTGTTCTTGTTTTGTCTTACCGTAGTAGGTGCAGTAACTGTTTGGCCCAAACGTTTTTTCTATTTCTTTGGAGATTGTTTCTAAATCTTGTACATAGTTTGCCCAAATAATAACCTTACCTTCACACTCTTCTAGTACAGACATTAATTCTTTTAGTCTGTTGTTCTTTAAGACTTTAATATTACCTTCGTCAGTTTTTAAATGACCGCAAGTGATTTGATGTAACCGTAATAGCTGGGTCAACACACTAACTGTAGAACACACTTCACCATCTAGTTCAGCTAACGCCATGCGTCGCATAGTGGTGTAGGCGCGTTGTTGTTCGGGACTAAGTTCAACAATTCTTTTCTCATACACTTTGTCTGGTAAATCTAAACAGTCTTCTTTTAAAATACGATAAGAGAACTCACTGACAATGTCGGATAGCTCTCCTAAGTTACGATAGCTATTGTTTGGTCGAACGATGTTTACCGAACGCCCACCGACGTTGATAGTCTGCATGTTGGCATAACGTGCACGGAACGTATAAAAAGAACTGTGCCCCAATAAATCAGGGTCGAGAAACTCACACTGTGAGTATAAATCTAACGGACTTTTAGTAACGGGACTACCTGTCATAATACGTTTGTATTTTGCCATACGACTTACAGCAATAATGCTCTTCGTACGCTGGGCGTTGGGCGATTTAATCGTCGTACTTTCATCGATTGCAAACATTGCATTGTAAGCACTTAGAAATTTTTTTGCTTCTTCTAGTCCCGGTGTTGATGAAAATGCTTCCACATTCATCACAAATAAAGTTAGTGTTGGGTCACGTGTATCGGTATACAATTGATCTAACAACTCTTGGTTTTGTTTAGTTCGCGAACTAGGTGCTACCCATTGAAACGTTCGACATAAAATATGATCGGGCAAGTGAGTTGGTATCTCTTGTGCAATCCAGTTCTTGTACACACCTTTTGGTGCTACAATAATGGCACCATTTATTCTACCTTCGTCGTACAGCATACTTATATTATCTAATAATATTTTAGATTTGCCGGTACCCATTTCACAAAACAACGCATAATTACGTTTTTTATGACATTTTTTTAACGCATCAATCTGATGTTGATACGGTTTAGTTTTAAATTTGTAGTCCATAAGACTCAAATCCTTTCTGTTGTTGCATTAAATGCATAAATGTATTACTTTCTATTTACACAAATAATCTATATCAAAGGTGTTGTCAAGAAAGTATGACTGTATATTGTATTCAAGAACCTCCGGGCACGGCAGGTGGTAATCCTAAGTATAATGTGATGAAAGCATTATCTTTTGGTGAAGTAAAATTTCTCTTGACAGAACGAGCACAACTAGTATATAGTGCTGGTAGCTTAATAAATAAGCTTAGAAAGTTACTACAAGATTTCAACGACGAAGATTTTTTACTTCTAGTTGGTGACCCTGCAATCATTGCCGCGACGTCGGCATTAGTTGCCGATATAAACCACGGTAAGTTTAAAGTATTAAAGTGGGATCGTATGGCTGGAAAGTATTATCCGTTAAGCATTAACTTATATCAGAAAGAGGATAAAGATTATGAATGAACTTGATCACGATTATGGAACAATTGATTTCGCAAGAGATCAATTAGGGAAGGTAGATGACTCAGAGATCCTTAGTATCGCTAGCTGCTGTCAAAAGTTGGTCGATCTTGAAAACGAGGCAACTACCCTCGAAGAACAATTAAAGCATGTAAAAGAAGAAATGTTAAGTGTTCGGAACGAAAAAATACCTGCACTTATGCAAGAAAAAAACTTGACACAATTAAAATTGAATGATGGAAGTTCTATAGAAATTAAGAACTTTTACGGTATTAGTGTGCCTAAAGACCCCGATCAAAGGGCTGAGGCATATCAATGGCTTCGTGACCATGACTTAGGCGATATTATTAAGAATGAAATATCAGCTAGGTTTGGTCGTAACGAAGACGGGAAGGCATTGGAATTTTCCAAGTTAGCCACCGCAAATGGGTATGAGGTGCAACAAGATTTAAAAGTTGAACCAATGACTCTAAAAGCAACTCTACGGGAACTGCACGAAAAAGGTGCTGATCTACCACCCGAAGAGATTTTTAAAACGTTTGTTGGTAGGCAAGCAAAAGTGCAAAGGAAAAAATAACGATGAACAACGTAACAAAAACAACGAACAAAAAAAACAATGAAGTAGCAACTTTAGATGTCAATATGTTTTCGGCAGACGCTGGAAACCTTAGTGGGTTTGAGAATTTTAAATCTTCTGAGGACTTGGCTATCCCGTTTTTAAGGGTACTAAGTCAATTGTCTGCTCAATGTAATAAGACGAGTAATGGATACGTCGAAGGCGCAGAGCCGGGTATGATCTATAACACTATTACAAAGAAACTGTATGATGGGGAAGAAGGCGTAGAGGTAATTCCTTGCGGATACAAACGAGAGTTTGTTGAGTGGGACGCTAATCAACAAGGTAAGTTGATTGCAGTACACGGCGCTGACTTTGATTTAGCACAGACATCAAGAGATGCAAACTATGTTCTTAGAATGCAGAGTGGTAACACTATCAAAGAAACGGCACAACATTATGTGACTTTGTTAGATAGTGAAGGTTCTAGTCAAGCGTTAATAACTATGACTGGTACGGCTATAAAACAATCTAAAGCATGGAACTCCATGATGGCAGGTATCAAACTACAAGGCAAAGACGGGATGTCATTCCGACCTCCTATGTATAGTCATATCTACACATTAAAAACAGCGCCTCAATCTAACTCCAAGGGCACTTGGTTTGGTTGGGATATCACAAAAAAAAGTATTGTGAAAAACGCTGCACACTACGAGGACGCGAAGGCATTCGCGCAAGCGGTAGGCACCAATGACGTAAAAGTCAATCACGAAGGGGAGGAGCCACAAACTCCTACCAATTCAGCTTACTCAGCTTAACTACTAGGGCGGCGCAAGCCGCCCTTTTTACTACGGGAACAGAATGTCAGAAAAGTTTAGAAATATATTTATGGGTCTTAATATTGCCTACGGCAAATTTGTACCCGAAGACAAAGATATTAATGGTAAAGTAAAAGGTAAAAACCAAATTGTTAGATGTCCCGATGGCATACCCGAAGAACTTTGGGAGAACCATTTAGACGGCACTGAAAGTTTAGGTGCCATACCCATTAATGAAAACAACGAGTGTCGGTGGGGTTGTATTGATATAGATAAATACAACGGTTTTGACCACCTTGAATTAATTACCAAGATTCGAAAGCATGGACTACCCTTGATTGTATTTAGATCAAAAAGTGGTGGTGCTCATGTTTTTATGTTTTTCACTGTTCCTGTGAAAGCAAGTCTTGTGCAATCTAGATTAAAAGATTTATCTTCTTTTCTAGGTTGTGCAGGATGTGAAATTTTTCCAAAACAAGTTAAGTTGTTGTTGGATAAAGGACAGACAGGAAACTATTTAAACCTACCTTATTTCAATGCAGAAGACGGCGAACGTTATGCTTTTGATGATGAAGGCAAACCATGCAGTTTAGAACAGTTCTATACTTTGTACGATGTGTATGCACAAAAGAATGCGGACGTTGACTATATTAAGCTAGAAGATTTTTTTGAGGACGGTCCACCTTGTTTAAATACTTTACATCACAACGGGGTACCGGAAGGTGGTCGCGATGAGACCATGACTAATGTAGCTGTGTTTTACAAAAAATCAGGTAAGTCAGAATTTTTATTAGATTTATTAAATGTCAATAAATCTATGTGTGACCCTTCGCTAACACAACAAGATATAGAAAAGATATATCGTTCAGTGTCTGGTAAAGAGTATGACTATGCCTGTAACAAAGAACCCTTAGCGTCTAACTGTAATCGTCAAGAATGTTTGCGACGTAAGTACGGTAAAGGTCAAATAGAAATGGAGATTGCGGCAACGGGTCTAGAGAAATATGGTACCGAACCGCCACTGTGGTTTTTATCTATCGAGGGCGAACCATCATTAGAATTGGAAACAGAGGATTTACAAAATCAAAATCGTTTTCAAAAGAAATGTATGGAACAATTAAACTCAATGCCTGCACAAATGCCGCCGGGTCGTTGGCGCGAACGTATACAAGCGTTACTACAAAATGTTAGTGAACCCGACGTACAGGGCGTCAGCAACAAAGAAATTTTTATAGAACATTTGCGTGATTGGTGCACCAATAAAGGTGCGGCACAAGTAAAAGAAGAAATTATTTTAAACAAACCTTATTGCGACAACGGCAAACATTATTTTATGCTATCGTCATTAGAAGACCACCTACAAAAGAAAAAGTTTACAGTTTATAACCGCAACAAAATGGCTAACATTTTAGACAAAGAACTAAAAGGTAAACTCACTACCTTACGTATGCCTAAACCCGACGATAAAGAAAAGAAAATTAAAGTTTGGGCTATACCAGAGTTTACTGACGAACTAGAAGATATAGAAATTGCCACTCCCGACATGCAAGATAAGAAAGCCTATCAAGCAGAATGACAGAGATTATAAAAGTTCTTGGGCCGCCGGGCACTGGTAAAACCACTACCCTACTTAATTATGTAGAAGACGCTATGGAAAGCATTGACATAAAAAAGATTGGTTACTTTTCTTTTACTAGAAAAGCCGCCGAAGAAGCACGCGATCGTGCTGTAACTAAATTTAAATTAGACAAGAAAGATTTTAGGTGGTTCTCCACATTACATTCCTGCGGTTATCATTCTATTGATTTAGAAGGTAGAGCAGTTATGCAAAAAGAACAGTTCAAAGCGTTTGGTGATAAGATTGGTTTTAATATGTCTAGTGTTGATTCCGAAACAGGTATATCAGAAAACTTTTATTTAAATGAGTACGCACTGTCGCGTGCACGTGGTATTTCGTTAGAACAGCATTACAATAAATATTCTGATTCTACAAAAATTAATTGGAAGCAGTTAAGCTATGTTGCAGAAGCCTACGACGCTTACAAAGAAGCCAATGGTTTTATAGATTACACTGATATGTTATACGAAGCAGTGAATGAAAATTTACTACCAAGTTTAGATGTAGTGTTTATTGATGAAGCGCAAGATTTAACACCGTTGCAATGGGCAATGGTAGAGCATTTTGCAACTACCGCTAAAAAATTATATCTAGCAGGAGACGATGATCAAGCTATCTATCGTTGGCTAGGTGCTGACGTAGAACGTTTCATAGAGTATCGTGGTACCGAAATTGTATTGCCAAAATCATATCGTTTGAAAAAGACGGTACAAGTTTTTGCACAGAATATCATTCAACTAACTAGTAATCGCATTGAGAAAGAATGGAAAGCACGTGAAGAAGCAGGGGCGGTGTTCTACCACCAAGTAATTGAAGGTGTTGACTTTTCTAAAGGAAATTGGTTAATTTTAGGTCGAGATCGTTTTATTATTAAGCGATTAGAAGACGCGTGTCGTGAGCAAGGTCTGTGGTACGAACGTTTAGAACGTAAAAAATTTAGTAAGCCTATCGCCAAACGAGTGTTTGATGCTATCATTGGCTGGAAAGAATTAACTGAAGGCAAAGCAGTTGACAAAAAAACATTAAAGAAAATATTTTTTTACAAAGAAACTAAAAATAATTTTCAAGACGAATTTGATAAATTAAATGAACATCATTTGTATGATCTTGATACACTTAAAGTTTTACTTGGGCCCTTCAGCGTTGGCAGTTGGTTGCAGGCATTGGATAAAATAAATTTGCAGGATCGAGCCTACTTAATTAGATTAAACGAAAGTGACGAAGATATATTTTCTACACCAAGAATACGTATATCAACAATCCATGGTGCAAAAGGTGGTGAGTGTGATAAAGTATTATTGGCAACGGACATGAATGTAAAAACGTATAGCGAATACCGTAAGAATGCGGACGACGAACAACGGGTATTCTATGTTGGTGCTACTAGAGCCAAAGAAGAACTACATATTTTATTACCACAAACCAATATGCATTTTATGTTATCGTTATGAAAGACCCCGTAAACCATCCAGAACACTACAAACACGGCGATATCGAGTGTATTGACGCGATTAAGTCTTGCTTAGGTGACGGATTTAAGTATTATTTACAAGGTAGTGCTATGAAATATTTATGGCGTTACGAACATAAAGGTAAGCAGGTAGAAGACTTAAAAAAATCTACTTGGTTTATACAGAAATTAATAGAGCTACATGAATCAAACTAATTTATTTACGTATAACGAACCTATCGAATGGACAGCGAAAGAATATTTTCCTGACCTTACCAAAGAAAAATATATTGCGATTGACTTAGAGACATGCGATGTCAACTTGATTACGCACGGTTCAGGTTGGGCGCGGAACGACGGTTATGTAACAGGGATTGCTGTTGCGACGGCAGATTGGGAAGGCTATTACCCAATTGCACACGGCGGCGGTAATCTTAATAAAAAAACTGTGGTCGAGTGGTTTAAAAAAGTTGCTGGCAGTAAAGCAGAAAAAATATTTCACAATGCCTCGTACGATTTAGGTTGGCTCAGACATATGGGTATAACCGTCAATGGTATCATACACGACACTATGATTTCAAGTGCACTGATTGACGAAAATAGATACTCGTTTACTTTAAATAGTTTAGCTAAAGACAAATTGGGACGAACCAAGAACGAGAACGGTTTAATTATAGCGGCCAAGAATCATGGAGTCGATCCTAAAAAAGAAATGTACAAACTACCTGCAATGCACGTGGGTGAATATGCCGAGGCTGATGCAAGGCTAACTTATGATTTGTTTTTGTACAATCAAACCGAGATTGTGGCACAAGGCTTAGAGAATATTTATGATCTAGAACGACGTCTCCAACCTTGTTTAATTGATATGCGAGCACAAGGTGTGCGCGTTGATCTTGACGCCGCAGAACAGGCACGCAAGACTTTGACTACGCAAGAGAAAGAAGTAATGCGACAGATTAAGAAAATATCTAGTCATGACGTAGAGGTATGGGCGGCAGCTTCTATTGCGAAGGCGTTTGATCATTTAAACATAGAGTACCCACGCACAGCTAAGACCGGTGCACCTAGTTTCACCAAAAACTTTTTATCCAACAACGAACACCCATTGGCACAAATGATTGTAGAAGCACGCGAGATAAACAAAGCTAATGGTACTTTTATTGAAACCATATTACGTCATCAACATAAAGGTCGTATTCATTCGGAAATACATCAAATGCGCAGTGATGATGGGGGGACGGTCACTGGTCGTTTCAGTTATTCTAATCCAAATCTACAGCAGATACCGGCACGTAATCCAAAGATAAAAAAATTAATCCGTAGTTTGTTTGTCCCCGAGCGTGGTAAACGTTGGGGTACGTTTGATTACTCACAGCAAGAGCCAAGATTAGTAGTGCACTACGCGTATACGGATGGCTTAGAGGTTGGTAAGATAGTGGAAGGCTACCGTCAAGGTGAAGCCGACTTTCATCAGATGGTGGCAGACATTGCACAGATACCAAGAACGCAAGCAAAGACTATTAATCTAGGTTTGTTTTATGGCATGGGTAAAAACAAATTAATGACGGAGCTAGGCATTGACAGTAAAGAAGCCGAAGAGATTATCAACACTTACCAAAGTCGAGTGCCGTTCGTCAAGCAGTTGACTAAGAACTTGATGATTGAAGCAGAAGCCCGCGGTAAAATCAAAACACTAAAAGATAGGTTGTGTCGTTTCCCTTTCTACGAACCAAGAGAGTTTGGCAAAAAAGGTTTTTACAAAACTAAAGAGGAAGCAATAGAAGCCGAAGGTCACGGTCAATACAAAAGAGCCGGCACTTACAAGGCTTTAAACAAATTAATTCAAGGTTCTGCGGCAGATCAGACTAAACAAGCAATGGTAGACTTATACGAACAGGATGGTATCATACCTCATATACAGGTACATGATGAACTTAACATATCTGTTGAAAACGAAGAACAAGCAAAGGACATTGCATTAAAAATGGAAACATGTGTGGAACTACATATCCCTAGTAAAGTTGACTATGCCTTAGCCGACAACTGGGGTGATGCTAAGTGAGTGAAGAGCGCGATAATGTGGTTAACGTTAGTGTGTGCTCAAGTTGCCACAATCTAACACAAATGAAACCCATACAAGATGACCTATACTTTTGTATGATCTGTCAGCAACAATTTAAACAATATAAAAACGGTAAACTTGTGTACATTCCTATTGGGATTGCTCGATCTATGGGCAACAAAGTAGCTTTTGTGTTTTCACCTAACGAAGAACTCGAAAAAGAATTGGCACGACGCATGGAAGAAGATGATTTACAAAAAGAAGTAAACGACGATATTAGTTTTGAAGCAGAATTAGACAATGGTATTGGTATTGACTTTGAATTTGATCCTGATTTGGACGACTCCGACGAAACTAATTAGTCGATTCTATATTCGTTATCTCGTCTAACATCACCCCAATAACAGTGCACGGCGTACCATCGGAACGATAGGTAGCACACTGGCGTAATTGTTCTAACGGGGTGCCGTTTTGTAAGGACACAGAAATTAAACGCCCCACTTCGGTCAACATATCGGGACGTTCCGTACCGGCTTTACCGCCACCGTCTATCCACGCTTCTTTAACAATACCGTCTTGAAAAGATACGGTTAGTTGATACGGTGTGCCGTTACTGTCGCGAATAGTTTCTTTGTAGCAAGGTCTTTTGTTATCCAGTTCTGTGCGCATATAATGATAGTGCTCCCCATTTTTTTAGTAAGCATAACACGGATTCTTTTTGCGCGCTTGTTAAATCGAAAAAAGCATTGCTATTGTATAGTTCTCGATAATGCAACAAAGCTGACCCAATTTGACTTTTGGTTAAATTGGTGTGAAAAGGAGCCGTATTTAGCTCAAATTTGTATTGTTTTTTTCTTTTATTGTAGTGTACTACGATATTATTCATAATTCTCTCTTTCTATTTGACAATTAACTCGTATTATACTATATATCATAGGATAATACAATAAATAAAATATGGAGGTTTCCATGATTTTTGAGGATAATGTAACTTTACCTAACACAGCGGTAATGAGCGAAGATGCGATTAAGCTAACAAACGAAAATAGTTTTTTACGTAATCAAAACGAAGCCCTAAAAGCTGAATTAAAAGAACTACAAGTATCTTTAGAACAAGCAATTGGACCAAAGTACAACAGTTTATATTAAAGTATAAACGAAGAAAGGAAAAATGATGCCAGACATCAACCGCTACACGTCCGTTTCAATTTCAAAAAAAGCGTACCACGATCTAACTTTAGTACAAAAAGCTATGTCAAAAGAATTTGGTGCAACGTTATCTTTAGCTAAGTTAATAGAACACTTAGTTAGTGATAAAACTAAAAGTTTGAAATTGAATGGCCATTCAAAATAAAACCTCACTGCTCATAGACAAATACCCGTATCACGAAGTGCGTCGAAAGACGGTCAACGGGCGCAGGCACTACGAGGGCGAAGGCAAGTTCTTGCCCTCCGTAACCACGATACTATCGAACACCAAAAAGAAAGAAGACTTAGCAGGACTGGAACGTTGGAAACAACGCGTCGGTGCCGAACAAGCTGAAGCTATAAAAAACCAAGCAGCCTCAGTAGGTACGGCAATGCATAAGTTTATTGAATGTCATATTCAAGGTGTTGGCTATGACGACCAAACCAACATTGGAGTTATCGGTAAGCGTATGGCACAGCTTATTATACGCAGTGCCTTACCCGGTATGAATGAGTATTGGGGCACCGAAGTAACTTTGTACTACCCTACTTTCTATGGTGGTACCGCAGATTGTGTTGGGGTATGGCGTGATCAACCAGCGATTATAGATTTTAAACAAACCAACAAGCCCAAAGAAGAACGTTATGTGCAAGACTATTTCATGCAGTTGGCGGCTTATGCCATGGCACATGACGCACTTTACGGCACCAAGATCGAAGCCGGAGTAATTATGATGGCGTCGCGTGGTATGAATTTGCAAATGTTTACTATTAATGGGGATCGTTTAGATGATTATAAATACCAGTGGTTGAAACGCTGTGAGAAATATTATAACTTAGGAGGGTTAAATGATTAAGTGGACGACCAAAGAACTCGTAGCAAGGTTGGAGAAATTTTGTGACAGTCCCGAAGGCGCGAACGCTCGCGTATCGTTGGCAGTGCCCATGGGTTTTGGCTCTAATCCCAATACGTCGTTTGACATACGCAAAATAGATTTAGTCCCTAATACTATTATCGGAGCTAAAGAAAAATATCGATTAATAATTGTAATACAGGAGCTATAAACAATGAAAAAAGAACTTACCCCACGACAGAACGCAACTATGAAAAAACATTCCGTGCACCACACCGCTAAGCACATGGCGAACATGCGTAAATCTATGTTAGCTGGTAAAACTTTTAGCGAAGCCCATAAAATTGCTATGAAGAAGGTTGGTAAATAGTGATACATTTAGCACGCGCCTATGTAATAGGTTATATATATATTTGGTCAGGTAAGGTAAACAGTTGGGCATGGACTAAGCTCTATGGTAAAAGACCCACCTAAGACGTTCGCCGAACACTGGGACGCCGAACTTAAACTATTGGACATGAGCTACCAACAGTCCCGCCAACAAAAACACGAACGGTTAAAGAAATTAAAAAAGAAGATTGACAAGGCTAGCAAATAGCATTATAAAGGATAGTACAACCAGTCAAGGTAGGCTGAAGACCCCGCAGAGTGATTGAAAGCAATGTAGTTCCGGGGTATATAAATAGGAGGGGACTTTGTCCCCTCAGTATTAACAGAAAGGATAACTATGAAGAAGACCGGAATCAAATGTGTGACGTGTGGCGATTATGTCACACTCGATTATTGCTACGACTATGATTTATGTTTAGAGTGTGGGCCCATGCGCCCTAAAGACAAGGTCGATGTTAGTAGTGAGTTCTATCAAAAACTACGTAACAAAACCGATGCATAAATTCTTGTTAGAGGTGCTGATTATTACGGCAGTCTTTATCGGGATCAACATTACTATCAAAACGACGTTGGAAGCGACAGAATTATACGCTCCGGTATACATTGGTACTATGGCAGAGCCTTTATAACCGTGTATATTGACGGTCGAAATTTGGTAAAAACCCTTGTAAACTGCGGTCTTTGAGCGTCGTACGACGGGCGTGGGTCGACGGGCGTGGGACGACGTTATATAAGGTATAAAATAATAAATATTAAATAATAAATATTTTGTAAAATAAACACGGATACAAGGGATACATTGTTAATTATGTTCAATAAATGTTGAAATATAAGGAATTATTAACAAAATATGTATACCAATATGTATCCAAAATGTATACTTTGAACAGTATACATTTTACGTTTGTAAAACTTACTTTAGAAAAATTAAATTCTAATAAATCTCCTATATTCCCTATATGAAATTTGTGTTAACAATTATCTATGTGATTTGGACGTTGCCGGTAGAGCATGTGGATAGATTACAGTATGTAGATTATAAAACGAATAATTGTGAGGAAAGTTATGAAAGACAAATTACCCAAAACCAAGATTGGAATGACGCGCACCAAAAAATCACCGTCGGCTATGTCTGCCAGCAAGAAAAAACTTTTGACTAGCGTTACTGCGATCAAAGCCCCTAAAGGTGAGCCAACACACGTTAAAGTAGGCTATCGTGATATTAAAATAGAATGGATAACACCAGATTTTAAAACTGATACCTTGACTGATTGTTTCGGTTGGTACTTGGCTAGAGAAGGTAAGATCCAAGTACAAAACTCATTAGGCGGTCAAGAAAAAGCTAACACTGTACTGCATGAAGTATTGCATGCTTGCGTTTATGGTAGTGGTTTAAATCAAGCAGGTGGTGCACTTAAAGAAGAAGACAGTGAAGAGATTGTAGTCAATCAAATTACTAACTATCTTATGGGAGTGTTTAGAGATAACCCGTGGTTTCTTGATTACTTGAAAAAAAATATTGAAGAACCTAATTAATTTTCTTTTTGTCTTTAGGCACAGGCACTTCTTCTGCTTGTACATCAATGATTTTCATTTCACGCATTAAGTCAGCAATCTTTTCGTCTACCTCTTGGTCTGTTAGCTGATCTAGCTTACCGTGTTTAATAATCTTTTGATCAATGTATAAACCAGCTGCCTTGCCTCGTGCAATTTCTGCGTTAACGGCTGCTGAATAAGAACCCGCTGTTAAAGCTATGTCTCTTATCTCTTGTAATTTTTTAAAATGTTT